TCCGCAAAGTCGAAGCCGAAGTCGGTCCGATAAAATATATCGCAGCACTTTTGTATGCAGACAACCCTGACGAAGATATTTTAGAGAAAGCAGTTAGGGTTGTTATTCTTCTTATAGTATTCGTTTTTGATCCATTAGCAGTATTGTTGTTAGTTGCTGCTAACTGGCAAATGAAGAAAGATTTCCCAGTAGTAAAACCACCCAAACCCAAAAAACAGACCCCATCACCACAACCAATTCCACCCCTGATAATTCCAGAGGAAGCCAAAACCATTGTTAAAGAGTTCTTTAAAAAAGAAGAGCCAAAGGTAGAGGTTCCCAAGGAAGAGCCAAAAAAGGACTGGGAGCCAGAAATCTACCAGAGGGTAGAAGAGCCCAAAAAAGAGTTGGGTAGGTATCTGTCTGAGGTAAATTCTGAGGTAAAGGGCATAGCCAAAGACGTCCAGGACCTGCAAAAAACCTAAATAGTGTTTAAGGAGGTTACGTAGTAAAATGAACAAAAAGGCATTATTGCTTTTTGTTATGTCTTCATTAGCAGTTTCTGATTCGATCCCCAGCAATTCAACTAACCGCATCCTGCCATGAGCGATAAAGAGCAGAAAAGCGAACTATTGGCTCCACTACACCAGGCTAGAGATCTTGGTAAAGAGGGTGCTAAAATAGTAACAGATGTTCAATCTGAAAATCATAAGGCAGTCCTTAACGAACAGCGTAAACGTGAGGCAGAGAGACGAGCCAAAGAAAAAGCCATTTTAGAACTAGAATTTAAAGCATTCGATAAGTTTCAAAAAGAAGAAGAACGAAAGAGAATGATCTCTGAGATGGAAGGACAGATAGTAGAACAGTATGGTAAAGGTGGATTGGCTAGAGTAAAAGAACTAAAAGAAGAGATTAGAAAACAAGACGAGGAAGATAAAAAGTTAATGAAAAAAGATGAAGAAAAGATCAACGACATGTTCTGGTGGGTCGTTGGTGTAACTTCGTTGATGTATGCAGCAGGGAAGTTGTTCACATGAGAGCGCCACAAATATTTGCTTTAATAGCATTCATAATAGGTATATCCTCTATTGTTGTAAAATCAGTAGAGAGATCTCACGAAACAAAAAGTGCAGCAAAGAGCGCACAAAAATGATGGAGGATTATATGGCAACTGGAGCTTATATCGTTTCTTTGATAGCATTAATAGTTTCTGCTTTTGCATTATCAGAAGCATATGATATTAAATGGAATAAAAAGTCTGATGACCAAGAGACCGATAAAAAATAACGGAGGTGATTTTGAACGACAAGAAACTTTTTAAATGGCTTGGATTATTAATACTGCTACCATTAGCTCTTGCTATTTTTGGTGGCGACAAGTTTCGTTATCCATGCCAAGATCCCGCAAACTGGGATAAAGAAATGTGTAAGAAACCTACGTGTGATGTAACTAGAACATGTCCAGAACATATATTCAAAGGTGGAAGAGATCCAAGACTTGGACCACCACCAGATCAATTACCACAAGGAACACCACAAACAACTACAGGAGCGATGTGCAAATGAACGATAATTTTATGTATACAGAAGATCAGTTGATGGCGAGACTGCGTTTTTTCATTGGCGTATGTTTAGCACTAACATTAACAGGAATCGTATTCGTAGTTCTCTACTCTATTATATTTGTAACACAACCATTGAATGCTATTAGCCCTATTGATCAGAAATTCTTCGAGTTAATTATTCCTATCGCTACATTTCTAACAGGTACATTGTCTGGCATTATGCTAGCAGGTAATGATCCTGAGGCGAGAAAGAAAGCAATGGAAGCAGCAACAGCTAGACCAGCACCAACATCACCATCATCGCCAACGATGCCACCAAGACCAGGTATGCCATCTGTAGGTGGAATGATGAATAGTCTTGCTTCTGGTGCTACTGGATTCGGCATGGGCGCAGCTCCACAAATGATGACAAAAATGCCAGATCTAGAGCCAGGTGACCCAACTCATAGGAACTTTAGAAATGACTGATCTATTTGATCTCTACGTTAAATTCTTTTTGCAACTTTGGTTTGCTCCATACCAGGTGATAAAAAATGCATCGATACAAAACAATATTTGTAAGTGATGTTCATCTTGGTACTAAAGATTGCAAAGCAGAACTTCTCAATAACTTTCTAAAAAACAATACCTGCGAGAAACTGTATCTCGTAGGTGATATTATTGATGGTTGGAAAGTGCAGCGTAATAAGTTACGCTGGAAACAGTCACATAGTAATGTATTAAGAAGAATACTGGGTTTCTCCAAAAGAGGAACCCAAGTCATTTATGTGGCAGGAAATCACGATGAATTCTTACGGACTTTTATTCCTTTCGGAATTGGTCTTGGCAACATTACCATCTGCAATCATATTGAGCACGTGGGAGTGGATGGAAAGCATTATCTTGTTGTACATGGCGATATGTTTGATGGAATTACTCGCCTCCATAAGTGGTTATCTATTCTAGGTGATGGTGCCTACGATTTTGTATTGAATTTAAACTCTAAGTACAACTGGATTCGTCACAAGATGGGGTTTGGATATTGGTCTTTAAGCCAGTACCTTAAACACAAAGTTAAGCGAGCAGTCGATTTTATGTTTCAGTTTGAGAAAAACATAGCATCTTACTGTAAAAGAAAAGGATATGATGGCGTTATCTGTGGGCATATACACCACGCAGAAATTAAAGAAATAGATGGAGTGATTTATATGAATGATGGAGACTGGGTTGAATCCTGCACCGCATTAGTTGAACATCATAATGGTAAATGGGAAATAATTCATTGGGGAGAAATAATAAATGTGGATGCTGATAATAGTGGCAGTACACATAAACAATCCAAACGACATACCAGGAAGAGTGGAACTGAGATTCAACAGTGAACAACAGTGCATGCAAGCGCTAGATAGTATGACATATTGGTTAAAGTTTCAATCCTTTAAAGTGACTGCACAATGCAAAAAATCTTAATTATTACAGATGCCTGGGAACCACAAGTTAATGGAGTGGTTCGTACATATCAGAATACAATAAAAGAATTACATAGACTTGGGCATGAAGTTCAAGTTATTCATCCTTATTGTGATGGATTCAAAAGAGTTAAACTCCCAGCATATCCAGAAATTGAGTTAGTAAAAAACCCTTGGATAGTAAAACAAAAAATTCTCGATGCTTTGCTCGACGGATGGAAGATACACATAGCCACTGAAGGAACTCTTGGGATTTATGCAAGATTTATATTGAGGAAAGATGAGTTTACTACATGTTATCATACTCAATTTCCAGAATTTATAGAGAGTAGAACAAAAATACCAGCTTGGGTATTTTATCCATTTTACAGATGGTTTCACAATTCTGCTAGATCAATGATGGTACCAACTAAACCTATGGCTCAATTTTTACAACAGAAAGGTTTCACTTCTGTATCAATTTGGACAAGAGGTGTTGATCCTGAATTATTTAATCCCAAAAGAAAAACTAAAACTGAAGAACAACCATATATTCTTTGCGTATCTAGAGTATCACATGAAAAGGGATTAGATGATTTTTGTAAGTTAAACTATCCAAGAAAAGTATTAGTTGGTGATGGACCATATCTGGAAACTTTAAAGAAAAGATATCCAACAGTAGAGTTTCCTGGCAAGAAAGAAGGTATTGAATTGGCAGAGTGGTATGCTAATGCAGAAGCATTTGTATTTCCAAGTAAGACAGATACATTTGGTATTGTAATTTTGGAATCGTTAGCGTCAGGAACTCCATTGGCAAGTTATTGGGAACCTGGACCAATAGAGACTATCGAACTCATGTACAATGGAATGATGAGCGATAATTTAGAACACGCAGTTAAGGTAGCAACAGAATTAGTTAAGAGAGACGATGTTGTTGAATCCAGCAAAAAGTGGACATGGGAGGGTGCTACCAAGGCATTTTTAGAGAATATAAGTAAGTAACCGCTAACTAATAACCCTACATTTTGTAGGGGTATCTCGAGACCCTCTACTGGAGAGGGTCTTTTTCATTTGCAGGGGGTTTACAATAATTAAGGTTTGGAGCATAATTATCTTATGATGAATGAGAAAGGAAATGAAATGAAAATGACTACTTATATGGTTTACCAACTCCCCTTCGGAAATGAGAATGCTCGCGAATTATCGTTTATGTCTGATAAAGAAATCGAAGAGATCTCTGATCAGTATGAGTTAGTTGCTCGGGTCGATGCCCGATCGATAGACGAAGTCTTCCGCATCGCAAACTTTGTGTGTGATGAAGATGCAAGTTTGATCGAAGTGGTCGGTGAGATGCATAGCCTGTCAGTAGGTGACATCGTCCATAACCTGGAAACTGATGAGACGTTTGTGTGCGCCAACTACGGTTGGAATAAAATTGAAATGAAAGAGAGTGTGTAATGTCTGTCTCTGATCTGAATTACTGGTTTTATGTATCTCTTTTGGATTCAAACCAGAACTACACATCCGAGGCAATAGATGCAGTAGTTGATGAATACGAAGAGAAGTTAAATGAGTTACAACTTGAACAACAATGTATGGCTAATAGGAGTGAATATGAGAACAATTGAATTTCGTGGTGAAAAGTTTGACACTAGTCATGGAACCCCATTTGATCGTGGTTCGGCTGACAGTTACTACCGTCGTGCTGAAAACCCACACTACTACCCAGAGGGTAGTTATGTTGGGAAACGAGTTGAGTCCAAAGATATGAGCATGTACGAACTGCGTGCTTATTTCGCTGGTTATGAGTATAATGAGAAGTTTGGTGATAAGAAAGATTGGAGTTAATATGAATGAAATGCAAAAAGAAGTGATGTTGATCGCACAAGAAGAGTGCGCTGAAGTTACGCAAGCAATAAGTAAATGTTTCAGATTTGGATTTGATTCTTCTTACAATGGTGCGAATAATCGCGAGCGTCTTGAAGAAGAAGTCGGTGATCTAATGTGCATGATCGATCTGCTGATCGATAGTGGGATTGTTAGCGAAGCAGCTGTAATGACATCTAAGCATGAGAAGATGATGAAGTTACAAAAGTGGTCTGCAATCTTTAAGGAAGTAGCATGATAACTCTTACTGATCTGCATCCTAGGCATATTGAGTTGTTAAACACAATGTGGGCTATGAATAGTTCAGATCAATATGATACCTGGAAGTGTTCGCTGCCCCTGGAGGTTATGAACGATGTGGATTCTCTGGAGATTTTATTAATTCTAGAGACGATCGACGAGTTGTATGTAAAAGATTTTCCAGATGCAAAGAACTTGTTAAGTAAATTTGCCCTAAAAGGATAAAAAGTGTATAATATATCTTCGAAGCCAAAAAATCTTGTTGCCAAAGATTTGCGCACACCTAAGTATCGCATGCGTGTGGTGGAGTCGAAGGTTCTTTACACACGTAAAACTAAACACAAGAAAGGTGCATATGAGTCTAAAATTTCAGAGTGAGATATACAAGAGTGGAATGCTCACCACTATTGAAGTGCACGATCACGAGTATGATCTAGTAGAATTTGTTATCAAACGCAATATGCTTGCAGAAGACGGCAAAACTCTAGTTGATACAAAGAGCAGTATGTATTTTACAAATAGAGAGTTTAAGGATTTCTTTTCTCAATTTACAAATGCTATGCAAGAAAGATTTAATAATGGAAACAAACTCGACTCCACAATTTAAAGAATGGCTATTAGGTTTACTACGAGATGAAAACACAAAAGATCTGCTGGTTACTTTTACCAAAAAAGATGGTTCGCAAAGAATCATCAACGCAACACTTGCGCAAAGTAGAATCCCGTCCGACAAGCAGCCAAAGTCTCAAGCCGAAGATTCCTATTCTTCTGCAGCCTGTCGAGTCTTTGACACAGAACTAGGCGAGTGGCGTAGTTTTCGCTGGGACTCTATTGTAAAGGTCAAAGCAGATATTTGACTTTAATTCAAGAATAAGGTATAATGTTAGTTCTAATGGAGGTTTCAAACCTATGAATACGGCAAAACGTAAGGCTAAAGTTGATGCGTTGATGGTAGCTATGAAAGGCGAAGAGCCGATCGTAACAATCGAACATTATACTATTGAATTAAATAAAGCACTGGCATGGTACTCAGAGCATAGCGACGAAAGGAAACTACGTAAATATGCTATCGAGTACTTTGCTAAACAAAAGAAACAATCAGAGGTATTGGCAATAAATAAGGCGACGGATTTCGAAATCCGCCAGATTGGCATCATCTGTCGTCTGCTTAGTCGTCAACAACAAATAAGTGACTTGCATATTTCTTGGTTAGACAAGACAATGCGCGAACTTATGGAAAAGTATTCTGTTCCTAAACAAGATGCAAAGAAAAAGACTGCTGTTGTTATTAACATCCAGGATCGTATCGATGAATCTGCTAAAAAGTATGCAGCAGAAATTGATGCTGAGATTGATTTGTTTGTTCTTAACAAGAGCAGCAGTTTTGAAACCAAAAACTTTCTATTGGCTAACTCGATCTCAGCACCAGTAGCCAAACGTATCGGTGAGTTTTACATTCCTACGCTAAACGAGATAAACGAGGTTCTTGCTGGTGACGATGAACAGCTAGTAGAGGGTTATTCAAACTTCACCAAGCGTGAACTCAAGAAGTATCTACAGTTTGTTGAGTCTATCATTCAGGACTGCCAGCAACAAGTGCAAACTGCTAAAGCTGCACGTTCGCCACGTAAGCGTAAGCCAGCATCACCGATCAAAATCGTAGCGAAGATGAAGTATATGAAAGAGTTTGCTGAACTAAATCTTAAATCTAGTCGTCCAGAGAATATTCTAACATCAAGTGAACTGTGGATATACAACACCAAGTATCGTAGGATACAGGTTTACAAGGCAGAGATGGATGTTCTTGGTGTCAAGGGAACAACTATCATTGGGTTCAATCTGAAAGATTCTTTGTCTTATACTCTTCGTAAACCAGAAGAATTCTTTAAGGATTTGAGTTTGTCTAAGCGTGCACTCAACTCAGCTATTAAGAAACTTACAACTAAGCCAGGAACACCAAATGGTCGTATCAATGAAGAGTGCATATTACTGGGAGCATTTTGATGATTCTTGTAGACTATAGTCAGGTGGCACTTGCTGCCATTCTGACATTTCAACGTGAACTGAAGGGTACAGAATCAGAGGTAAAGAATCTGATTCGTCATGCTACTCTGGCGACTCTGAAGTCATACAAGAAAAAGTATGCTAAAGAATATGGCGAGATGGTTATCTGTTGCGATGGACGCAAGTACTGGCGCAAAGATGTGTTCGAACATTATAAAGCCAATCGTAAGAAAGCCAGAGATAACTCAGATCTGGACTGGCATCTTATCTTTGATACGTTATCAGAAATGCGTGATGACATTGCTAAGCATTTCCCATGGCGTGTTGTACATGTTGACCGAGCAGAGGCAGACGACATCATTGCAGTTATGACAGAGTGGGCGCAGTCTAATGATCTATATGCGCAGGGATTGATCGAAGAACCACAGAAGGTTCTTATTCTGTCAAGCGATAAAGACTTCAAGCAGTTACAGCTGGAGCCATTTTCAACTGGTAATGTGCGTCAGTGGTCACCTATGCAGAAGAAATTTATCCAGGCATCTAAACAAGAAATTATAGATTTTACAATTGAGCATATCGTTAAGGGTGATTCTGGCGATGGCATACCAAATATTCTTTCCAAAGATGATGTGTTTGTTGCGGGCGAGCGCCAGAAACCAGTTAGTGCAAAACGTCTTACAGAGTTCCTACAGAAAGGTATTGCTGCTTGCCGTAGCGATGAGGAGAAACGTAACTGGGTTAGAAATGCAAAACTTATTGCATTCGACCATATCCCTGCAGACGTGAAAGAATCTATTCTTAATCACTACCTAAATAATAAACCCACAGGTGATAAGATGTCTGTTATGAATTATTTGATAGAGCATCGTTGCCGTTTGTTACTTGACGAAATTGAGGAGTTTTAATGACAAAGTTTGTTACTGAAATGTTGGCAGAAATTAATGATAATCCAGAGTTGCTTAAGACTACGTACAAAGGTAACAATGTTCTTAAGTTTATCTTTGAGCATTCTTTTATCAAGGAGAAGAGGTTTCTATTACCAGATACCGATCCACCATTTAAGAAAGATGCCGCACCAATAGGAATGAGTCCTGCTAATTTCTTACAGGAAACAAAAAGATTCTACGTCTTTTGCAGAGAAGATCTTTCCAAATTGCGTAGAGAAACTTTGTTTATTCAACTGTTGGAAAATGTTCATC